ATTAGAGCCAATGGTTTAAGGTGTTTCTTGTGAAATTATGTCAATACGAATTAAGCCAATGGACGCCTATATACGGCACTGGTAAAATGCCCAATTGGTATAGGTGCCATGGTTATGCTCATTCTGAATGTGATTATATCAGAATTGGGTTAGTACGACTGGATAGTCCGCTCGACCCCGAGGATACATTGTGGAAATTTGATTGTCTTTGGTGTCCTCCCGAGATTAGATCGCTGATCGTGGAATTAAACAATAAAATACATTCCGATAAAAAGTATGATTTATCTACCTTGGAACAGGGCAAACAAGATGTGGATAACTTAATTGTTCGAGTTAATAACTTAAAGTGTTTCATTTGAAAGGACGTGTCCCATTCCTGAAATCGTTGAAGTGGCATTAAGTGCCCAATTAATCAAACCATTGATCCAAAATCATGTTATATTGGGCGTGCAAACAACATCCAACGGCAGATATGCTAATAGCCTTCCAGAAGGATTTGCTGATTTCGTCAAAGTAATTTCTCTTCCCAAATTTACGGAAGGACAAGAGGCATTTAGGGTATTAAATATCAAAACAAAAGGTAAATTTATGTATTGGGAATTTACCGATGATTGGTATCTTTTTTCGACCTTCGGAATGTCAGGGCAATGGAGTAATCAGGTTGGCAAACATCCTTGCATTATCTTTCAGCACACGGAAGAAATAACCAGTAATAGTGTTATTCATCAAATGGCGTTTAACGATCCTCGCCATTTTGGAACTGTCAGGTTTGTTCATGGCAGGTCTCATTTGGATCAAAAATTAAATGAATTGGGTTGGGATCCTCTGCAAATGCCTCTAACTGATAATTTACCTTGGCTTAAACAACAACTGTCCAAAACCAATAAACCTATCGCACAAGTTTTGATGGACCAAAAAATATTTGCAGGAGTTGGTAATTATATAAAAAGTGAGAGCCTCTACAAGGCAAAGTTATCACCTTGGCGTTCCAGTAAAAGTTTGACAGAGACAGAGGTATTAAGTTTGTGTCAAGCAATTATAGCCGTGGTTAATAAATCTCTTGAATTTCAGGGAGCAACGATTTTAACGTATAAAGGCGTCTATGGCGAAGAAGGTCGATATAGTAGTTGTTTTGAGGTCTATGGTCGAAAAACCGATCCTCTCGGCAATCCAATAACTGCCGAAACTACTCCCGATAAACGAACCACACATTGGTGCCCTACCATTCAGAAATAAAAGGAAGTGAATATGTCTCCTACATTAGTTAAAATTTTGGTTGCCATCGGTATTATTATTACCTTTGGTGCTCTGGTATTAATAATATATGGTCAAGAACAACATAAAACTCAATTGGCGGCTATCCAATCACAGGTAGTAGCACAGCAACAATTAATAGATGGACTGGTTCGCAGTCAAAGTTCCTACGCTACTTCCGCTGACTTGCAAAAGTTTGCCTCCGATAATGGCATCAATTTGCAAGCCATCCAAGATAATTTAAAACAATTAAATTCACAATTGGCTGCCATCAACGTCTCTACTACCGATAGCACCCCACAAAGCGGCAGTAGTTTGCCCAGCACTGGAACGGGTCCTGCTAATCCATCTCCTCCTACTACCACCACGGTTCCTTGCACGGGAGGATCTGCCACCTGTCCCAATTCGGATCTATATAGATATCAAAAAACTCAACAAAACTTTACCCTGAATGAAGATTTCGGGACGTTAAAGGTTCCTTTCGGGACGGTAGGCTTCTCCGCATGGCAACAATTTCCATGGAGCACGACCATCCCAGAAAGAGAATATGATGTCGATACCGTTGTGGGAACCGATGAGAACGAAAAGCAAACAATTTACAATAAATTCACTGTTAAGGTAGATGGTCAAACCTATACCATTCCCATTAAGAATTCTACCACTGAACAACAGGTCCCCTCTGCTGTTTTCAGTTGGTGGAACCCCAGATTAATGCTTGGAAGCGATTTTGGGCTGAATATCACTCATTTGCAGGGAGAATTTACCCCACATATTGATTTGGGTATAATGTCATGGGGAAAATACAAAACAACTCCCGATTTGTCCATTTTGGAAGTGGGCGTGGGTTATGGGGTAGTTAATAAGACGGTAGAATTTGTTATTAGTCCGATCGCCTATAATTTCGGTAAGAATTTCTTTTCGCCCTTAATGAACAACACATATTTTGCCCCAAGTTTCCAAATTGGCACAGATGGCAGTCTTGGAGCGGGTGGCGGCATTAGGGTTGGTTTCTAATGATTAACATACTCACTTTAAATTGGAATGGAAAAGATAAATTAGAAAAACTATATCCATCTTTAATGCCAGCATTAGATGGTTTAGATTATGAATGGTTCGTGAAAGATAACAATTCCAAAGATAATTCAGTTGAATATCTTAATTCACTTGGTAATAATAAAGTTAAAGCAATTCCATATAAGGATAATAAGCAAAACTTTTCAGAAGGATGTAATTTTCTATTTCAAGAAGCCTCTCCTAATGATAATGATTACGTTATGCTTCTTAATAATGATATTGTTTTTAATGATGCCATATCTATTAAGAAAATGCTAAATATCATTGAGACAGACAATTCCGTGGGAATGGTCGGAGCACGTCTGTTATATACTGGCAGAGATACTTTGCAACATGCGGGGGTGGTGTTTAATCCTACTTATAAGACGCCCATGCACTTTCGTGCGGGACAGAAATCAGACGCAGATGCAGAACGTAATCGCACTTTCCAAGCCATTACTGGGGCTGTCTGTATCACCAAAGCAGAATATTATAGAAATTGTTGTAAAACGAATAAGTCAGGTATAAATGGCATGTCGGAGAGCCTGGTTTGGGCGTTCGATGATGTAGATTTATGTCTTTCTATTAAATATAATATGAATAAGAATATTGTATATTGTGGCGAGACTAATATTTCCCACGAGGAGAGCGGTTCTCTCAAAAAGAACCCCGTCAATAAATTATTTTTAAATCATAATCTGCAATATTTGTTTAACAAGTGGAAGCCGCGTTATACCATAGATCAGAAAGATTACACAGACAATCCAAAATATAATCTTTATGTGGGTGTTGGAACCAGATGACAAAAAAAGTAATAATATCAGGGACTTGCGGCTTTATTATGGGCCGATTTGTTCGTTTGGGAGTTCGAGAAGAATTTCACAATCAAAAAAAAGGTGAATACACTTTTGTTAGTATAGATCGTATGACTAATACGGCCATAAATTCTTTATACACAAATAAAGATCATACTTTCTATCCTGCTGATATTCGTGATGCTCATGTTATGGATGTTATTTTTAAATATGAACAACCTGACATTGTTATCCATGGGGCGGCCCTCACCGCAGTTGATGCATCGATCAAGGATCCAAACTCTTTTCTTACTAATAATGTTATAGGAACTCAAAATATCATCGATTGTTGTATCAAACATAAAGTAAAAAAACTTATTTATGTCAGCACGGATGAGGTCTTGGGCCATCTTACCAGCGAAAATGACACGCCTTGGACGGAGAACGCTCCCATCAATCCACGTAATCCATATTCGGCATCAAAGGCCTGCGGGGAGTTGTTGGTTAAAGCGGCCCACCAGACGCATGGGTTAATTTATAACATTACCCGAAGTTCCAACAACTATGGGCCCCGCCAGACCCCCGACAAACTCATTCCAAGGGTGATTAAGAGCATCTTGGACAATCAAAAAATTCCTGTCTATGGGCAAGGGCTGCAAATCAGAGACTGGACATATGTGGATGATAATTGTTCGGCTATTATGACGGTTTTAGAAAAAGGTGCTCCCAACGAGATATATAATATTTCGGCTAACCAAGAATTCACTAACATCGAGGTTGTGCAAGCCATTTGTAATGCTATGGGCGGTGGCCACTCGCTGATCACAAATATTCCAGATCCCAGACCAGGGCACGATTTTCGATATGCTCTTAATACCACTAAAATTCGAGAGTTAGGTTGGAAGCCTCTTTATAAATTCAAGGAAGGTCTTGATATTACGAGCGACTGGTTCCAACGCAATCAATACTTTTTGAGATAATATGACACAAGGAGATAAAATGTCAGGTGCTACATCAACAACCAACAAAGAAGAAAAAGAAACAGTGGTGGATGATATATCCAGCGTAGAAGTTAAACAAGAAGAGGCGGTGGATGCGAGCAAATTAGCCGCACTCAAAGCCCAAGTTCAAGCAAAGCAACAACAAGAGGTAAAAATGGCAGCAAAGATTGTGTCAAAGAAGGAAAGAAGTCTTAATTTAGGATTTTTAGGAAGCGGGCAGGCTGGCAGTCGCCTCGTTGAAAGTTTTTTTCAATTAGGATATGATTGTGTAGCCTGTAATACTTGTCTATCTGATCTTAAATTTATTAATATTCCAGATAGTAATAAACTTTTATTGGAATATGGGGTGGGCGGTGCCTCCAAAGAATTAGAAATTGGCAAAGCTGCTGCCGAAGCCCATCGAGGAGAAATTCTTCAACTGGTTAATGATAAGTTGCAAAATTCGCAAGTCAATGTTTTATGTTTCTCTTTGGGCGGTGGTTCGGGAGCAGGTTCTTGTGAGACCATGGTAGATATTATGTCAAGCCTTGGTAAGCCGTTAGTTGTTATAGCCGTTCTTCCAATGGATACAGACGATGTTCAGACAAAATCTAACTCCTTGGAAACATTATCTAAACTGGCAGGATATGCCAGAACTAAAAAAATTAGTAATCTGATTTTAATAGATAATGCAAAAATTGAAGCGATTTATCAAAACGCCAGTCAGTTTGATTTTTTTAATCTCGCCAATAAATCAATTGCTGAAACATTGGACGCCTTTAATACCTTGTCATCCATGCCATCTGCCGTTAAGGCATTGGACAGTATGGAATTTTCTAAAATCCTCATGGACGGAGAAGGTTTAAGCGTCTATGGAGAGTTCGTAGTAGAAAATTACACCGAAGATACCGCTATTGCGGAAGCAGTTGTCAATAATCTCAATAATAATCTATTAGCAAGTGGTTTTGATCTCAAACAATCTAAATATGTTGGCTTTATTATTACTGCCAGCAAAGAAGTTTGGGCAAAGATACCTGCCTCCAGCACAAATTACTCGGTAGCAATGGCGAATGATCTTGCCGGAAATCCCAAGGGAGTATTTAAGGGTGTTTATACGATTGATACACCAGATGATAATGTCAAGGTGTATTCTTTCTTTTCTGGTTTGTCATTGCCCGCCGATAGGATTGAACAACTTAAAAAGGAAACTGCCGAATTACAATCTAAAATTAAAGTTAAAGATGAGCAAAGAAACCTATCTTTACAATTAGACACTGGAACCAACGAAACAGTGTCTGCGGCACAAAATATTAAGAACAAAATCGCCTCGAAATCAAGCACTTTTGGAAAATTTGTTAGCGGCACATCAGATAGGAGAAAATAAATGAAAACCCTCAATATTTACGCGGTACCTTATACATTATCGCAGGTTAATAAAAAAGACGATGGCACCTTAAAAACTCAAAAGGAAACCACGAGAGATAATATATTATCCGCCATTGATCATTTCGATACTGGGCTTGGAGAAGATACAAATTTTATATTAATAGCTACAAGAGAGAAATTAGAAGGGGGAGATTTTAGATATAGTATAAGCATGACTTATCTTGATCATGAAGCCGATCTGATCGATATGAAAATATCTTTGCCCGTTCGGACGCCCGCTATTCTTATTAGTGATGATAATGATATTAGTCGAACGATAAAACGAGCAGTGGATAATATCGTTTTATCGTGAAGGAACTAAATGGAATTAAAAATACTCAAACATTTCATCAACAAAGATGTAGAAATCCTGATTGGTGGCGTCTGGATCGAGGGGCATCTAACCCCCATTAGCGAAGGATTAATTACCCTGATGCCTTTGCCAGAAGCCTCTGCCTTCTATGGGCCCGCTGCCATGAAAGCGGAAAATGTACAATGCATTCGACAGGTTAAGAGAGAAGTGGCACAACCGATTAATCCCATGCCACTCCCAGAAAATCCGTCTGCCCCCAAGTCGGCATTCGAAAGTGCTCATCCAGGTAAAAGATTTGTTATAGATGGAGGAAGATGATGAAACGAACTAAAAGATTGACCAAAAAGCAAAGAAAAGCAAGCCTTAAAACGCAACGAGAATTATTGGCACAAAATGCCCAACCACACAAGGAAACACATTCACACAGCATGTGGTGTGTAGATGCTTATCTGCAAAGCAAAGATATTAAGAAACAAAGCAAGGCACAACTTCGCGATGATAAGCGTCGTGGCAAAACAGAACGCATTAAAGCGGCTCGTCAAGTAATGAAAACCCGCAAAGCGATAGTAGCACAAAAACGTCAGGAAAAGCAGGCGAAAAATGCACTCTGATATCTTAAATAATTTCTTGGATAGAAATGTGGAAATCTCTACTACCATAGGGAGATCATTTAGTGGCAATTTGAAGTTGTGCGATGATGTTAAGGGGGTGATTGTGTTGGATCCCAAGAGCAGAGGATATGGTGATACTGTTATTAGGCAGAAAGATATTG